TCAACTCGTGGTTTAGGATCAGTAAAACCTACTAAAGAAGGCATCATGGAAGTACAAAATGATTTCCATCTTTCAACTGTTGATATTGTAACTGATCCATCTGGACCAAATTGCTTTGTTAACGGTATTATGGAAAATACTGAATATTACTATGATATTGCATCAGGTAATTGGATTGCTCAAGAAGCAATCGAAGAAATGGTGAAAGAAGTGAAGAAGGAATACAAAACAATAACTCGTAAGATCGACGAAAGTACGGCTGCGCGAATGTTTGAAACTTTCATGAACACACTTAGAAATAATTGAAGTTATAAATAATACTCAAGTAGTAAAACACATTCTTATAAGAAGGAGTAAAACATATGTCAAATGAACTAGACGAAAAGTTTGTTGCTGACCATTCGGGTGGAGACGTAGTTAAGCCAGCGGAAGCTGCTGAGCCCACTACTGCAGCCGGCGGCGCAATCAAAAAGAAAAAGGCAGACGTTAAAAAGTCTGTAGACCCTACAGCGGATAAAGTTCCAGCAACTGTTTCTGGCCAAGCAGATGGTGGTTCTCCTATGAAAGAAGATTCAGAGGTTGAAGCTGAGGATCACGTAGAAGAAATTATAGAAATTGATTCATCAATTGAACAAATGTTCGAAGGTATGGATCTTTCAGAAGAATTCAAAGATAAGGTATCTCTTGTTTTTGAAGCTGCTGTTAACGAAGCTGCTACTAAGAAAGCAGAATCTGCTATTACTGAGAAAGTAGAAGCAATGGAAACAGAAATGAAAGAATCTTTAGATACCGCAATTGATGGCATCGTAGAGAATCTTGATTCTTACCTGGACTATGTAGTCGAGGAGTGGATGAAGGAGAACGAACTTGCAATCGAAACTGGTGTTAAGGTTGAGATGGCAGAGTCGTTAATGTCTGGTCTTAAGGATCTATTCGAAGAGCACAACATCGACGTTAGTGAGGAAACAATCGACGTAGTTGGTGAGCTTGAGTCTGAATTAGAACAACTTAAGGTTACTGCAAATGAAGGTATTACTGAAAATGTAGAACTTCAAAAGCAAATTGCTGAGCTGAAAGCTGAGAAAGTATTCGATGAAATGACTGAAGATCTTACTATCACACAGAAAGAAAGATTGAAAGTACTTTCAGAGAAGTTGGATTTCTCTAACGCAGATGAGTACAAAGCAGATTTAGAAACTTTAAAAGAATCATTCTTTAAGAAAGATGCTAAAGTAACTGAAGCTGCAGACGCGGATAGCGAAGAAGAAATTATTACTGAAGAATCTGCTCAGGTTAAAAAGCCAGCATCAGATCATTATTCAATTAATGCTCTTGTTGAGGCTCTAGACGCAAGACGCAGTGCAGAAATGAAATAATTATTATTATAAATAGATCTAGAAACTTTAAATTACAAGGAGATAGAAAAAAATGACACAGTCGAACTATCAAGCACTTGTGGAAAAGTGGGGCCCAATCCTTGAGCACGAATCTTTTTCACCTATTAAGGATCAGCACAAACGTGCTGTGACAGCAACAATCCTTGAGAACACCGAGAAGGCACTTGCCGAATCTGGTGATACTCAAGTTAACATGAGCTCTCTTTTAACAGAGTCTCCAACTAACGACGTAGGTTCAGATGGTGGATTTACTGCAGGCGCTACTGCAGCTGGTCCAGGTGCTGGTTACGATCCAGTACTTATTTCTCTAGTACGTCGTGCTATGCCAAATCTAATTGCATACGATATCGCGGGTGTCCAGCCAATGACTGGTCCTACTGGCCTTATTTTTGCAATGCGTTCACGTTACACTAACCAAGCTGGCGGCGAAGCTTTCTATAACGAAGCAGACACCGACTTCTCAGGTACTGGTACACAAGCTGGTAACCTTGGTCAAGCTAATACTGATGCAATCACTACTGGTACTGGTATGTCTACAGCAGATGCTGAAGATTTAGGTGATGGTGGTACATTTGCTGAAATGGCTTTCACTATTGAGAAAGTTACTGTATCAGCTAAATCAAGAGCTCTTAAAGCTGAGTACACTACTGAGCTAGCTCAGGATCTTAAAGCGGTTCACGGCTTGGATGCTGAGACTGAATTGTCAAATATTCTTCAGTCTGAAATCCTAGTTGAGATTAACCGTGAATTAGTAAGAACTATCTACACTAATGCTGTAGTTGGTGCTGCTGATACTGCTACTGCAGGTACATTTGATCTTGACGTTGATGCAAACGGTAGATGGTCAGTTGAGAAGTTCAAGGGACTTATGTTCCAAATTGAACAAGAAGCTAACGCGATCGCTAAAGCTACTCGTAGAGGAAAGGGTAACATCGTCTTGTGTTCATCAGACGTTGCTTCAGCTCTACAAATGGCTGGTGTATTGGATTACACTCCTGCTCTTAACAGCAACAACCTAGAAGTTGATGATACTGGTAATACTTTTGCTGGTGTTCTTAACGGTCGTTACAGAGTGTACATCGATCCATATGCTGGTGCAAACTACCTAGTAGTTGGTTATAAGGGTTCATCTGCTTTTGATGCAGGTCTATTCTATTGCCCATACGTTCCATTACAAATGGTTAGAGCAGTTGGTGAGAATAGTTTCCAGCCGAAAATTGGTTTCAAAACTCGTTACGGTATGGTTTCTAATCCATTCGCTCAAGGCGCTACTCAAGGTCTTGGTGCTCTTACTGATGATACTAACGTATACTACAGAAGAGTTAAGGTATCTAACTTATTCTAAGAATAAAGGTACT